CCTACTGCGGTGTCACTTTTTCCACTAGAATTATTGGCTAAAGAAAATGCTCCAATGCCTGTATTATAATCTCCTGAACCATTTTGAATAGTCGATACACCAAAACCAGAGTTTTGAATTCCAGTGTTATTATTCAGGGCAAAATCTCCATAAGAAGTATTTGACATAATATATTATAATACAATATTTTTTATAAATTATAAACTAATTATATTGTGTTATAATATATTATGTCAAATACTTTTATTTCAAATGCTTTTATTTCAAATGCTTTTATTTCAAATGCTTTTATTTCAAATGCTTTTATGAAAAGTGTTCTATTCTTAATAGTAATAATAGCACTATCTTTTTATTTAGCTCCTTTAATAAAACCCTTTAAAGAAGGATTTATTGAAGGTAAATATCCTATATCAGTGAACCAAGCAATATTAGACGATTATCCTCTTATAGGAAAAAATTCAGTTTCAAATGATAGTGCCAGTACTATGTGGTGGCATTATCCTATATTTTCATTACCATCATTTAAACAACAAACTAACAATTTACGTTATAGATATAATCCAGATGATGGCACTTGTTCAAGACCAGAGTTTTGTGGAGCATTATATCATAATATAAAAAATAAATCTAATGAAGTCAACCCATTGCCTCCAGCAGAAGAAGGTGAAGGTGCACGAGTAGGATATTTTAGAACAGAACCAAACCAATTATTTTTTTCTATTCCTACAAATGAAAATATATTATACTAAACGAAATTATAATCAAAGATTTAATTCTAATTCATTTATTAGGGCAATCGCTGTATCTTGTTTTATATTATCATCATGTTTAATAACGTTTATTTTTCCAGTTTCTTTGTTAAATTTTAATAAACAACCTCCACTTGGTTTAGTAGAGAATTCAACTATTTCTTTTTTTTGTTTGCGATTAGGGGCTCTATGTTCATAACCGCTAACTCTTTCCCTTTTAATAGTATCCCAAAGTGTTTGTAATTCGTGTATATTATCTGTAAACCATTGTTTATTTCTACAAACTAACACACAACTAATTAATTCTAATTTCCAATAAATAGTTTTCATATAGGTATAATTAAATTCAGGGTTATTTTGATAATAATCAACATTATTGTCGTGCCATTCATTAATATCGTGAGGATGAATTAATTCTAATGGTCTATATATATAAAAAGGGTTTCCTGTTTTCGTATGAAAGTAAATAATAGCCCCCTTCATTTTACTATCTTTAGATAAACATATATTTTGAAATTCTACACCATCTTCATCTTCATAAAATTCATCTAATGTATCGTATGAGTATGATGTGTAATCAGGATATTCTGTAAATTTTGTTTCTAAAAAGTCACATTCATCAAGATTACAAACTTCCATTTGTAACTGCATTTGTATCCAATATTCTTTTTTAGGAATACCGTCAATTTCACGATTCACAATATTTTTTATTTCTAACATACGACCATATCGTTTAGACAGAGGGTCAATGTTAATACCGTCTGGTGAAGCCCCAAGAAACGAATATGTATCGTGTTGTATGCAACCAAAGTCTCCTATTTTTGTATCATATATATGTTCATAAATATTAACGGATAATGGTTCAAATTTTTGTCCCCAATGTAATGTAGTGTTCGTATTTACCATTACCACTTCTTTTATATTCTTAATAGAATTGCAATTATTATTATTATTATTGTTATTTATATCATTTATATCATTATTATTTATATCATTATCGTTTATATCATTATCATTTTTATCATTATCATTATCATATAAAGCATTATTAATTGGTTGACATTTTTCATATATCAGTTGATTTTGTGTGGATAAGTTTTCAAATGCTTTATACGCATTTGAAGCGGTTATTAAATTGTGACGAAATTCATACCATTCCTTTGTTCTTTGAACTGGTTGTGGTTTATTTTTTAAAAGTTCAAGTTGTTGTTTAATATATTCGTAATTTGGTTCTGTTAAAATAATAGTATCGGGATAAGACCTAGGAGGAATATGGTCTTTAAAGAAATCTTTTTTAGCGTGTTCTATAATTTCTTCCATTTCATCTTGAGCGTCTTCTGTGTAAAATATATCATAATCAAAATGAGAATGCATTAATTCTGTAATATTTTCATCAAAAATATCATCAAAATCTGGTTCTGTAATTAGTTTTGGGTGTTCTTTAACAAATTCATCCATTAAATAAACACATGTTTGATATATTTCAAGTGCTTCTTCTTCATTAAAGAATAATTCTTCTTCATCAGGAACAATTAAATGTGTTATATCTATTAATTCAGACGACATTATGTTATATAATATATATTATTGTTTTTATATCTATTATAATAATCAATTTTTTATTTAGTCATTTTCCGAATCAGAATCATTTGTTTTGACATTTTTTATAGTCCCTTGTTTTTTCTTAGGAGTTAAGCCTCTTAATGTAGAAACGCGCTTATCCAAATTTTTTAATGTAAAATGATTAGTAGGTTTATTAAAATATAAAGCAGGTATATCTTTGATTTCTCCTGTATCTTTATTATAATTAACATCTTTTACTCTTTGTAATTTCTTTTTATCCAAACAATCTCTAAAAAACGAATTTAATTGTTGATGTTCTTCTTCGGATAAATTATTATTATTTTTATAATTTTCAGAAAAAACAAATAACTTTTTAATTTTAGCGGTTTTATCTAATTTGCTCCAAGGTTCATTAGAATTGGTTATTTTTTCACTTTCAAGAAATATATCCAAGTTAGCAAGGTCAGTAGATGATTTATTTTCAGGCCACGCGACACCATTTAAAATCATACTTTTATATTTTAATGTTTTCAACTCATTACAAGTGGATTGTTGAATTTCTTTATCCATTTATACTATTATTTGTTAAATAGATTTTAACTCATTTTTATATATAATATTTAACCTTAATATGAAATTTAATTTCTATATGGTTTTTACATAATTTCTTTTTCTATATATGAATAATATATGAATATAGAAAATACTACTAATGATTTAAATGATAATGATACAAATGATACAAAAAAAATAGTTATTATAGATACTATTTTACAAAACAAACATATTAAAAAAATAAATTGTATAAAGGAGAAAAAAATGCGAGTAGAGACAAAAACTTGGGGGTTAAATGAAAACGAATTATCTCACCAAACACAATTAAATATGTTATTTAATAAAGTAGATAAAGTAGAAAAAGATAAATATATGTCAATGTTAATTTCACATATTAAGACAAAAATATGCAGTTATAAGCAACAGGATATTGTTAAGAAAAAATTAAACGAAGAACAATTCGTTACATTTGAAGAAGTTATCAAGTTATTAAAAAATTGTGGATTAACTTGTCACTATTGTTCAGAACACGTGTTTATTTTATATGAAAAAGTGCGCGAAACAAAACAATGGTCACTTGATAGAATTAATAATGATATAGGACATAATAGCGCTAATCTAGTGATTGCGTGCTTGGAATGTAACTTAAAAAGAAGAAGAACTAACAAAGACGCATTTATGTTTACAAAGAATATGGTTATAGTTCGGGAAGGTATTTAAGTTTTTATAATAAGATTTAAAAATAAGTATTATAATAATGAAAGTATGGAAATGGAGTACAGGAGAGCCATATTATAAAAGCGCAAGACCAGAAAAAGAACCTTTAGAAAAATCTTCTAATTACGAATATGATTCACAAATAAATGCTATAAATCAATCTTTAGCAGATGAATCATTTTTTAATCAAGATTTAGTTTTAAGTGATAGCAATCATGCATTTTTAAGCGGAACCAGACGCGAAGATATTGATACAAAAATGGCTGATCGTGAGATGTTGGCACAGAGAGGGGTTAATCCGTTTTTACAAACAAGTTATGTTAATGATATTGTAACTCGTGATATGTATTTAAAACCAATTAATACAACACAAGGGAGAGTAAAAAATGTTTCTAAAGAAGACTAATCAACCGCGTATAACCTAAATACTTTTTACACACATAGTATGAAGCAATCTATTTGCTAAATATGCTAAGAAAGAATTAGATAACATTAACATAGAATTGATTATAAACATTGTATTCACTTTCTTAAAGTGCATAATTATATAATAAGCAATTGAAACAGCACTCGTTACAAAGAGAATACCAAATACAATAGATAAAGCATAAAAATAAACGCAATAATTCCTTGGCAAAGGGCCAAAATAGTTGTCCATAAAAGAAGGCATTGTATATATAATTAAAAGAATATTTTTTTTTATTAATAATATAAAAAAGAATGTAAATACTTATTTATAATAACTACTTAAATAAATAATTTGAAAACTTAAATAATGAATAACTCAAGTTATACAACTCAAAATAATGAATTATTGTATAATTTATTAACTTTTTACGAAACCGATATAAATGGTCAATATAATCCAAATAATAATCTAGACAAAATGCTTAGAATTATTAATGGTGAATCTAAAATATCGCTTCGCATTGTTGATTGGTTCGCTACCAATTATGCTAAAAAATACTATGTGATATATTTAATTAAACAATCCAACGATAATAATTTTGAACGATTTAAGGTATATGACGATTATAAATTAAAATTAAAAGGTTACAGTAAAAAGCGATTTGACCCTTTTTGCAGATGGGACCGTATTAGCATTCCTTATACAAATGGGTCGTTTATTGAAACTACTATTGGTCAACTGAATTTTTTCAAATGGGCTCTAGAAACTAAGGTGATTGATTATATTGAAAAAAATTATAATGAAATTGAAAAGGATATGAATAACCGAAATAGTACATCGAAGCGAAAGGAATTACTTGTTGATAATTCCAAGACACGAAAGAAGCGAGAAGAATTATCCGCATCGGCAACTAAGAGTATAAAAAAGGAGACGGTTGAAATTATTGTCAAGTTTAATTAGTTTTTGTAAAAGTATAATATATGAATACAATTCAAAAGCGTTTCTTACTATTTTTAATAGGATGCATAGGAAGTAGAAGTTTGTTAGTATATTTAGCAAAAACAACTAACAACACTTTTTTAATGTATATGGGTTATTTGGCTCTTTTACCTGCTATCGGGTTTTTTTATTTATTTTTAACTGGAACAAGAAAGACAGGTGCTGAAGTATTTGGTGATATAATTTGGTGGAATTATTTAAGACCCATTCACGGATTATTATATGCATTATTTGCATATAACGCAATAAATGGTAATATAAATTCGTGGATATATTTGTTAGTTGATGTTATACTTGGACTTGTCAGTTTTTTACTATTTCATTATTATAATGGAGATTTTGTAAAATTATAAAATATTATATTAGTTAACCCTAACCCTTGAAGATTTAAATTAAATAATTTTAGATATAATATTAAATATAATAGTATACTTAATATTATGTTATTTATAGAATTTCAAATAAATCTAAAATATGGTTTAAATATTTTAAAGTATCGAAATATTAATGATGACAATTGGTATTATTTATATATAGATATTGAAACACTTAATTTACTAGTAACAAACTATGGTATTATATCTACTTATAAAATTCCAACCGAATTAACAAACTCTGATAATCAAACTACATCTAATATTATTAATTTAAAATATTGTGGTGCTGATATTCAATTATTATGTCGTAATAATGCTCCATTTTATATTCCACATATTGAACAAAATTATTAAAAATACGCATAATTTGTAAAATATTAAGTTGTTATACAATATAAAAACTAATAATATAATTTAGATATGGGGAATTCTCAATCAATGAAAAAAATTAATTATGAAGATATGCAAACCGTCGTTAAAAACCCAGAGATATATTTAATAATTAATACATTACCAATAACAGAGCAAAAATGTCTTATAATTAATACAACACTTGCGTGTGATGAAGAAGTTATTATAAATAAATTTATGAAAGAAAATAAAAGTATTAGAATAATTATTT